ATGTCTAATTGTTTACTTTCAGCTATTCCATTTATAATTCTATAATACATTTTTTTATTTTTTAGTGAAATATTAATATTGCTCCGTCACCAGGACTGTTTGTGGAATCATAAGAACCTACGCCCCATCCGTGACCACTACTTCCTTTAGGTCTAAGATCAGAATTATCCTTACCACCACCCATACCATAACCAATAATACCTGATAAAGCTGATTTGTTTCCGTGCTCAGGTGCACCTGCTTCATTAAATCCGTTTGCACTTGTTAAAGTCAATCCTCCTGTTATTGTTGAAGCAACTTGGTTACCCGATCCAATAGTTAAAATTAAATTTGTTGATGCATTTGATATTATGGCAGTACCTTGTAAAACTTTACCTCCTTTACCTCCTGCGCCGTCTATTTGACCTCCCGAACCAACTAACATATACCCAATACTATCTCCATCAGACAATCCTAAATCATTTGCAGGGTTTACTGTGAAATTTGTTGGAGCAACTAAGTCACAAACTGAATTCGCCGAAACATTACCTGCTACGGCAGGAGTAAAGCTCACTAATTGGTTCGTATTAAAAACAGCACCTGCATTTGCAGTGACTGTTTGTGTGCCATATCCTATGTCGAATGTGAATCCTACCAAAGCATTTTGAGGCTCAGCAGTGCTAGCACCACTTGGGATATCTGCATACCATTGAAAAGAAGTTTGACCTCCACCACTAATTGCTACTCCAACTCTACCAGAAACATCTGGCTTCAATTTATGAGTTGCATCATCTAATGCTCTACTAGTTGAATACTTATTCATCTTGGTAAAACCTCCACCACCACCTGCTGCAGGAAAAAAACTTGAAAAATTTGTCATATTACTTTATTTACTTATTCTTATGCTGCCGTACCTTCGACTCCTATTAATATCCATCCTTGTGCTGCACCCGAGTAAATTAACTCAAACCCAGCATTTAATTTATCTAGCGTCAAGTCTGCTGTTGCTCCCATAATTTTTTCACTATTTCTAGCAATTGTACAAGTTGCAACCCCCGATCTATTACTTACTTTTATATAATTACCAGCACTTGGCGATGCAGGCAATGTTAATGTAAGGTTTGCTGTTAACACATAAAGATTTCCGCTTACAGCGGTTGTGTTTGACGATATAACAGAAACACCTATTCCTTGTGAATCAACATAGTCTTTCACTGCCGCAGATGTTGGTAAAGTTGTATCATTATCGTTTGAACCTATACCCTCTGACTCTGTTACTATAGCGGCATCTGCTATTTTAGCTATCGTAACTGCATCGTCTGCTATAGTCAAAGCTGTTGCGCCCGTTACATCTCCTGTGTGAGTAGCATTTGTAACCTTTGCAGTGTTCGCTGCAATTTCAGAATTGATAGAGTTTGCTAGTTTGTCAGCAGTCACTGCGTCGTCAGCTATATGCGATGTGTCTATAGAACCGTCTACATAGTGTTCCGAGTCTATACTGTCATCAGCTATCTTGGCATTTGTAACAGCGTCTGCTGCTATCTGAGTCGTACCTACACCACCATCTGATATCTGAACATCGTTTGCGTTAACAGTTATTCCTGTCCCTGCTCCTACAGCTAAAGATGCATCTCCTGATGTAGCGTCTCCTGTTAATCCGTTACCCGCTACTATACCTGTTATATCTCCATCAAATTTTTGCTCCCAAGTAAATCCTGCTGTAGTAGAATCATATGTAAGGACGTAACCATCCGTTGGAGTATTTGTAACGCTTAACTGCTCTTCATATACAGTGCCCGCTGCTAATTGATTTGTGTTTATAGGTTATATGTTTACAACCTCTATAGAATCTGAATTCGATGGAGCTGTAGAAAACGTAATCGTACTTCCAGATGTGGAGTAGTTGTCTTTAGATTGATAGACTCCATTTATGTAAACTTGAGTATTATTTTCATCAGCAACATTAGCAGTTAAGTTAAAAGCAGTAGCGCTTCCGTCTCCAGTTAAGGTATCTCTGATTATTGTTGCATTGGCTGATAATATATGTATCAACTCTATACTTACGCCATTTGGAGGTGCCGTTGAAAAAGTTACAGTTGATCCCGATGTAGCGTAATTGTCTTTACTTTGATAGACTCCATCTAAATATATTTGAACATTGTTTTCAGATACAATAGCAGTTGTCGTATCAAAAGTCACATCAGAACCGTCTCCTGTATAAATGTTTTTTTCAACTTCAACACTTCCGCCACCAGCGATAGCTCCCCATTCGTCAGTATAACCTTCAAATTGACTATCAGTGCTATTGTATCTAAACATACCAGCAACTGGAGAACTAGGTCTTTGACCCGTAGTTCCTGCTGGGAGTTCAATAGCGTCTGTTGTATCAAAATGAACCTTTGATAAGTACCTTGCCATAATTTATTTTTAGTCTATTTTAGTAACTAATACTCTAATATCGTTTGATGCAGGAGCAGCAGTAAATGTAATAGTTGCTGTATCTACCGTAGTTCTAACTACGTCTGCATAAACAGTATCAAATGAACTGTTATCGTATAATTGAATCACTACATCTCTAGTATTTAAACTATGCGTAACAACAATTGAGGTTGCTGATCCATCTCCAATATTTGCTGAAAAACTCCTTGCAGCCAATCCAGCTGGTGTAACAACCTTTGATGTGTCTGTTCCTGTTAAGGCTTCTGCTGTTGTAGCTAATTCAACGACCCCTTTGTTACTTTCTGTAGCATCTTCTGCGGCTACTGTAATTGCTCCAGCAGCGTTTGTAATATCAATTGCTTCTCCAGCTGTAAGCGTTGCAAGCTCCATATCTCCAGCGGAAGTATTACCCACTAAAAGCTGTCCGTCTGTTGGTGCTGCCCCATCAATACTTGTAATTGAACCAGATAAATCAAGACCAGTAATGTCTAGATTGCCTTTTGTACCTGAAAATACTTCAGAAGAATTTGTTGCTGACGTAAGGAATGTGAATTTATCTGTAGAATCGTCGTATCCAAAAAATCCTAGTTTAGCACTTGATCCATCATGATATCTAAATTCAATACCTCTATCCTTATTGTCATCTGAAGCGGGCGCTGTGTCCCCTCCTAAAGTAAAAACAGGATCATCTACAGTTACAGTATTTGAGTTTACTGTTGTAGTCGTGCCATTTACAGTTAAATCACCAGTAACTGTTACATCGTTTGTGACAGTTAAGTCATTACCAATTGTTACATCATTTGGCAATCCAATCGTTACAGTGTCTCCGTTATTTACGGTTCCTCCATCAGTAACTTCAACCTCGTTAGTAGTCCCGTTAATAGTGATACTTGATGCTCCTATCTGAGCTATAACAAAATCATAAATTTGATCCCCTGTAGCTAGTGCAGTGCCTCCATTTGTAACAGCTCCAGTAACGGTAGCTATACTTGGATTTGGTCCAGCAGAGTCTGTAATAGTTAATGTCGTTGAAGTAGATGTTGCAACGCTTTTAATATCCCCTGATGCATCAACAAAACTAGAGCCATCAAAAAAGTACAGTTTGTTGTCTGTAGAGTTGTAATACATTTGTCCTTCTACTGGGCTTGAAGGAGCTGTCGATAAGACATGAATCTTTACGTTTTGTAATTCATTCTTATTTAAGTCAATGTTATTAAGAAAGTTTATAGCCATTTTTTTAGTTTAAATATGCTTTACCTGTAAAAGCGGATGAAAAAGTTAATGTTATTTGGTTGTCGTCAACATACTGAGTGTGACCGTATATTATGTTTCCTCCAGTGTCAACTATGCTTACAGACGGGTGCCTCTGTAAGTTGTGTGTTATAGTCCAGGTGGTTGAAGCAACACCTTGAGTGTGAGTGTAGGTTGATGCTGCAAATCTTCCTGTTCCAAATAAATAATCCGCTACACTTACAGCGGAGTATGTTTTAGTAGCAAGACCGTCTCCTACATCTGATCCAATAAACAAATCATTATCTGTTACAGTATTGTCTGCGGGATAAGAGCTAATTCTAGGCATAATTGATTGTTTATGCAAATTTACAAAAAAAACAAAGACGGTTTATCGCCCTTGCCCCCTGTAACCTTTCTTGTAATTTTTGGATGACTTCAAAGAAGAACTCTTGGTTTTTGAGTGCACTCCTGGTCTTTTTATTTTTGGTTTTTTATAATGTCCTGTTGAAATTGATTTTGCCATTACTTTGTTTTACCT